GGGTCTGGTATCGCCGGACAAATAACACACAACCTAATCCCTGGGAACGTGTGCCACGCATTTTTGTCGTACGCCGTGGAAGCGATGTTGACAATTACATCTCACTAAAGTTCATCGCCAATGACAACATCGGCAACTGGCAGTTCAAGTTTGAGCCTATAGCCGAGACCGCAGCCGAGATGCGCCTTCATGGCTTCACAGACTTCGCCTACATCGAAAACGCCGGTCCAGACCGCCAAATCACAGGCCCCGCGGGCGGACTCTTCACTTTCAAAGGCAAACTACGTAGCCGCGACGGCCTCGTTGCCCCGATTAACCGCAACCCATCCGAGCTCGACGAATGGGGCCTGTTCTCCATGCGTTCAGACACCCAGCTCAGCTTCAGCTTCGACAACGGCCCCGAGCTCGAGATCAAAGCAGTCACCGAGCAAAGCACCGAGCCTCTGACGAACTACCCCTCGCTGTACCGGAACCTAACCATGCTCGGGTTCAACATCTACAGCGGTCAGGGCGTCCAAGACCTCCGCTCAATGTCCGTCTTCGTCAACAAAGGCAAGCTTGTGCGCCGTCTCAATGACGACGGCACCTATAGCGCAAACCCTGATACACCGACCAGTTTTGCTCCAGAAGTCTTCCTCGACACCATCCTCGACACGGTTGATGGCATCGGCCAATACGCCAAGGTCGCGGGGATCGATCTCAAGGAGCTAGCCAAGGCCAAGCGCTTCTGCCAACGCAACAGGCTCTTCTTTGACGGAGTAATCGCTGAGCCCACCTCGTGGAGACAATTCTGGGCCGAGGTCGCCCCTTATAGCCTCCTCGAGCTCGGGCGCATCGGTGGGAAAGAGACCCTTATCCCTGCTGTCCCCTGCGACAACGCCGGCAATATCACGCGAACAGTGCCCATTGTTGCTATGTTCTCAGCCGGCAACATCCTCGAAGACTCCTATAAGGAAGAGTTCATCGACTACGGCAGCAGCGTTCAGGATCTGATCGCCACGGTCATCTATCGCAATACTGAAGTCGATGGTGTATTTCCACGCAATGCGAGCGTGGATGTGAGTCTCCGTGACGTAACCGAGGCCAACGCCATTCGCCAAACCTTTGATCTCTCTCAATACGTCACGAACCGCAGCCAAGCCATCCTTTACGCCAAGCTCCTCTGTCAGCAGCGCCGTCACATTCGCCGCAACGTCGAATTCCGCACCTTCCCCACAGACAGCCCACTTAGTCCCGGCTCCTACATTTATGTCGATGTCGGCCAGCAGCAGTGGCAAAGCGTCTACAGCGGTCAGATCGAGAACGGGGGAGCTCTGAATGTGCCCCTAGCCACTGGCATCCCCAACGGCACCTACGACATACTGCTCTACCGCAACGGACAATCAGTAGTAACAACAAGCGCATCGATCAGTAACAATACTGCCAGCTCTTTAGCATCTTACGAAGGCTGGTTATTTGTCCTAGGCACAGCCGTTAAATCAAAACGTGTCTTTCGCGTTGTTGAAGTCCAGATGGACGAAGAGGGTGAAGTCAGCGTTCGTGCTGTTGAACACCCTTGCGATTCAAATGGTCAGAGCCTGATTTGTGATTTCACTGATTCACTTTTCCTGACACGCTAGCATTGGCTTAGCTGGCTATTGATCAATGGGCTTTTATACCGGACGCTCCGGCTCCCTGGTATTGGATGGTAAGCCTGTGGCAAAAATCCGAGACTGGTCAATCGACACAACTGTTGAGCTGCTAAATACCAATACCATCGACAGCACCAGCAATACATTTATTCCTGGCATAAAAGGTGCGACAGGCAGTGCAACATTGATGTACTACCGCCTTGAAGCAGGAGAATCAGCAAACTACACCCAGTTCACTGCATTACTCAGCAAGATTCACAAGCTCGGAGCTATTACTGAGGCTGATCGCGTACTGATGCAACTACGAACAAGCGGCAGTGCGAATGACTCCGTCCAGTTTTATGCTTACATCACATCGGCCCAGCTCGCCGTTAGCACAGGAGAGCTAAATTCCGTTCCGATTCAATTCACAGTCGATGGTGACTTCCTACCCGGAGGCGTAATCGCATGACCGTTTTCCTAGGGTCGCACGGCACCGTCAAGCTCCGTCGAAATGCAGGTCAGCGTGTCACAAGTATCGTCGATCGAATTGATCCAGGTGACATCAACACCAATCTCAACCGTATCGGCCTCGATACCTCTCTCGACAACCTCTTAACAGGAGATCGCGTTGATCTCTCCACCACCGATCCACGGGGCTTGGTTTGCTTCGCCACAAGTGCGTGGCAATCCGCAGTTGTCGAATCAACGATCTCAGCCTACGTCAACGTCAACGCCGCTGGCGGTCTTCGTTTCTTTCCCACCTTCGCCGACGCCGTCAACAACACGCGCGCTAACGAACTAACTGTCGTCGCCTTTGCAGGCGCTTCGCTTCCAGTCACGTACACCGTGCGCGACGTCAGCTACAACACGCTCGGGAATGTCATTAGCTATCAGCTGAACACAGATAGAGAAGCCCTCGACTCTACAACGCTTAGCGACAAGTTTAAGAATCAGTACGCCGCAGGGCTCATCAGCGGCAATGGAACGATTGACTGCATCTTCGATTACACCACACAAGCCTCCAAGGAAACACCTCTACTAATGCTACAGCTTATTCAACGCTTAGATATTGGTAGCGAATTTGATTGCGCTTTTTACTTAACAGATGCCGCTATCGATCCCACCGTCCAGACCATCTTCTACCAAGCATCGGCGATGGTCACCCAATCTGGGGTCGTGGTTGACGCAGCAGACATCATCCGATGCACCATTGACTTTGTAACCACAGGCGAGATTCGCTTACTAGTCGGACAACCTGCTGACTACATCTTAAAAGAGGACGAAGATCGCATCGTGCTCGAGCAATCACTGGGCTTCCTGCTACAGGAAACAGATGACTAAACTGTCTGTGCGACTGCTGGAGCGCGGAGGCTGAGCCTTGTCGGACCAACGAATTACACAATTACCGGCATTGCCCGCTGCTTCAACCGCGGCGACCGATGTATTGCCCATAGCGGACGTATCCGCAAGTCAGACAAAGAAGATAACAGTTAAAGACTTAGTCGATGCAGGCCTAGATCTAGTTGATGCAAATAGCGTTGATCTTAGCAAGTTAGATCAGGCAAGCGTAACCAAGCTCGGTGCAGCCGCACTGGCCTCCGGCTCGGTCACGGCCGCCAAGCTCGCCGCAGACTCGAGCATTGCCGTCGGCAGCACGGCTCCCACCACCGACAACTTCGAAGGCCGCGGTTACCTCAACAGCACCACCAACAAGCTCCAGGTCTTCAAAGCCGGTGCCTATACAGACATCGTCCCCGAGCTCGTCAACAGCTCCGTCACCACAGCCGCCCTCGCTGACGGCGCCGTCACCACAGCCAAAGCCAGCAACCTCAGCACCGCCGCCCTGGCCGACGGCGCCGTCACTTATGCCAAGCTGCAGGACACCAGCGCCAGCAACGTGTTGCTCGGCCGCAGCAGCTCCGGTGCCGGGGACGTCGAAGAAATTCCCTGCACCGCGGCAGGCCGAGCGCTCCTCGACGACGCCAACGCCGCTGCACAACGTGCCACCCTCGAGCTCGGCACCCTTGCCACCCAAAACGGCATTTTCTCAGGCACGCACAGCGGTACGACCTCCGGCACCAACACCGGCGACCAGACGATCACCCTGACCGGTGATGTCACGGGCTCCGGCACCGGCTCCTTTGCCGCCACGATCTCTAGCGGTGCTATCGGCGAAGCCCAACTCGCGAGCAATGCGGTCTCGACCACAAAGATCGTCGACGACGCCGTAACCGCCTCCAAGCTCGGGGACAACAGTGCAACCATCGTCAGCAACGCAACGCCCAGCGGTTCAGGCAGTTTCATCGGTCAACAGTGGCTGAACACAGCGACCGGCCTCGAATACACCTGGAGCGGAAGCACCTGGCAGCGCCAGGCAGCGATCAATACACTCAGCGTCTCTGACTCGAGTCCGCTTTCGTTCTCTGTTAACTACCCGGATAACTTCAGCGCGAACATCAACGTCACGCTGGATACGCAACCGGCCAACCGCGTATGGGCCGGACCGACGAGTGGCTCTGACGCTACGCCTACGTTCCGCGCACTGCAGCCCGGCGACCTCCCGGACGCTACTGACAGCACAAAAGGGATCGTCCAACCGGGCAGTGGACTCTCCGTCTCCGGTGGAACGCTCAACCACAGCAACACCGCCACCGCGGGCACCTACCCGAAGGTGACGGTCGACGCCCAAGGCCACGTCACCTCCGGCACCGCACTCGGAGCTTCCGACATCCCTGAGCTCCCGGCCAGCAAGATCACCAGCGGCACGTTTGGCACCGAGTTCATCGCCAACGACGCGATCAACGGCACCAAGCTCGCCAACTACTCAACAGCGAAATTTGGCGAAGCCCTTCCCACTGCTGACTTCATCGGCCAGATCTTCTCTAATCCGCTCGACAAATCTTTCTTCCTGTGGGACGGCAACGTCTGGCAGCCCCTAGGTATCTCTGCAGGTTCGGTGATCTTCGCCGGCACCTACAACGCCACCACCAACCAAATCGCCACCGTTACTACGGAGGGTTCCTCGATCGGCCTCACGGTCGGTAATGCCCTGCCATCCGCTAGCAGCAGCAACAACAGTTACTACGTCGTGGTGTCAACCGGCGGCACGGGAACTGCCCCGGCGCCTGCTGTTTCACTGGCACCGCCTGACCTGATCCTGTCAAACGGCACGACATGGGTCGAGATCGACGTGTCGTCCACGTTCGTGGCACAGTCCGCCAGCAACGTCGGCTTTACACCTGGCGCCAGCGTCTCTGCCACCAACGTTCAGGCGGCGATTGAAGAGGTTTCTAACGAGACTCGAAACGCCGACAACATCACCAGCGGAACACTGGTTGCTGCCCGCGGTGGTACCGGTAACACCAGCTACACCAAGGGCGACCTGCTGGCGGCGTCCGGCGCAACCGCGCTCGGCAAGCTAGGCGTCGGCACCAACGGCCAGGTGCTGCGTGCCAATAGCGCCGCAGCCACCGGCCTCGAGTGGGGCAACGACTTCGTCGGCACAGTCACCAGCGTCTCAGGCTCCGGTGCTGTCAGCGTCGCCAACGGGACAACAACCCCAGCCATCAGCGTCGCCTCGGCCAGCACGAGTACGGCTGGTGTTGTCCAGCTCAGCGACTCGACAGACACCACGAGCTCGTCTGTTGCTGCAACAAGCACCGCGGTCAAGTCGGCCTACGACCTTGCGAACGCTGCTCTCCCGAAAACCGGGGGAACAGTCACCGGAAACATCAATCTTGACACCAATGTCAGCCTTGTTTTCGAAGGGACGACAGCTGACGCCTTCGAGACCACACTGAGCGCGGTTGACCCCACAGCAGATCGCGTAATTACGCTGCCTGACGTCAGCGGCACCATTGTCACCACCGGAG